TTGCAATTGGGATAGTGGTAATGACTTTTTCGCCGGTCAACTGTTCAACCAGCCGGGCCAGCTTGTACAGGTCAATGCGCTGCTCAATACCAAGGAATTTGTTGCTTTTGATAACCGCCGACGGGATATACACCCCGTAGTTGGGGTCGTAGTATTTGGACTCAAGGTCGTTGGTCAGTAGAACGTCTGTGCCTCCTGCGTCGAAGGCGTAGAGTTCACCGCTCTTGGAGACGATACCTGAACCATTCGTTACCGTTATCGGCTCGTTGCCGTCCGCGATGATAATGGCGTTCACGGGTAGGCCGGTGTAGGTAGGGTCGCTCACGCGGATGTTGCCTCGCAGGACCGTGTTGAGCACACTGGTATTGCCAAGCGTCGCGCTATTCTCCCCTGCCCCGGTAGCCCCATTGCCAATGACTATCTGGTTCGACTGTCCCGCCGCCGCAGCACGGGCATCGTAGCCGATGAATACCGACGAATTAGACGTCTGGTTGGCCGAAGACCCACCTGCTAAGTATCGCCCAGCAATCGCACCTAGGAATGTGTTGCAACTACCGCTGGTATTATACTGACCGGCAGAACGGCCAATGAACACGTTGCTACTGCCTTCGGTGTTGGACTGACCGGCCGACCAGCCAGTGAATGTGTTGTTACCAGCGTTGGCGTTGGACTGACCAGCATATGCGCCCGTGAACGTGTTACACCTACCGTTGGTGTTTTGCTGACCGGCATATGTGCCCGTGAACGTGCCACCAGAGCCGATAGTGTTTATCTGGCCTGCGTTTAGGCCGATAAATTGATTGTCCAAACCCGCATCACCACGAGCCTCAATAGCCGAATCCGAACTATCGTCATTCCACATTTGTAGAGCAGTAGAAGCAGAAACCAACTTTACAGTGATGTTGTCAAGATTCCCGTCGAAGGTGGTTGTAGGCGTAAACGACAGCGCTACTGAACCCGTCGCCCCGGCCACAAGCGACCGCTGGTAAGTACCGCTGGTGGAGAAGGCCGTGGTCGCTCCTTGGTTCACTAGCGTCACCGAACCCAGCGTTACCGTTACCGAACCCGCCGACCGGCCTGCAAGCGTGAACTCCACTTGGTAGGTCTTGCCACTAGTAACAGTGATATTCTGCGCCAACGCCGTCGTATCCGAAGAGGCTTCGTTGTGGTCCGCCGTACCTGACTGCCATCGCCAGGCACTCGCCGCTTCGCCCGTCCAGCCGGTCAAGTCCGTGGTAAACGTGCCGTTGGTCACAAGCTCGCTGCCGTAAACACCAGTGGTAACAGCGCTACTGGCAACGACCAAGGAAGCATTGTTCACAGAAATCAGATCCCCGGACCCGTCGAAGACAATGCGCTCCGACGATGGCCCAATCCCAATCCAGCCGTCCTCAAGCATTGGTACTCCGCTCATGGCCGTTAAGTAGCTCGGCCATGCGATGCGGGTCATACTGCCGGTCAGATTGTCCACGGTCCGAATGTACGTGCCGTCCGTGATGTAGACCTTGTAGGAGACGCTGTCCGAATACCAAGTGAACGTGCCTGTCGTATAGTCCAGGCAGGTGTTCGTGGAATCGTAGGTAATCGGCTGCGTGACTGCCATGGTGCCTTCCTTGTCGAGGAAACAATCATCTTCCGTGGTCGTACCGGCCTCGTAGATGTAGGCCGAAACGCTGGTGGTGAGATTGACGGGGTTGCCCCATTCATCCACGGCCTGAAGACTCTTCTTGCTGAGAGGGGCTCCGAAGGCCGCCGCCGCCAACAGGGCGGCGGTCAGGAGCACTCGTAAGAATCGTGTGTTCATGCGTGAAGCTCACTTTCTGTTCTCGTAAGAACCGTAGGGGGTTGCTGGTTCAGGATTAGTCCTCGACGACAACCGTATCGAACGCGATGGTCGCATAGTCTTCCTGAGCTGTGTTGGTGCTCTGGTTGGCGCCAGGGTCGCGGAACTGACTCTTGCGAACGCCATAGATGGCATCCGTGGCGACGCCGGGCTTGCGGTTGTAGTCGAAGTTCTCGGTGTACCGCTTCCACATTTGGCCCCACGCCACAACGCCAGCCTGCGCCCCGAGAAGCAACCCGCGGGCCATGCGATACGTACCGGGCGCAATGTGCGCATCCAGCGTGTCGCCGCTGTCGAACACCTCGCCGGCTACGCGGGTCTCGATGCGGTCGTACTCGTAGATGATCACATCGTCGATGATGGCTACGATCCCATCGAACATGCGGTCGCGCCCTTCGCCCTCGCGGGTGAACAGCTTGTTCTGCAAGCCCCGGATGTCCGCATTCTGCTGAATCTGGTTCCAGCCGTTGGCGCCGGTCTCAGCCCGAAGCGACTTGGTCTGGAGTGGGTGGATGAGCGCGATGAGGTACGCCTTGCCGCCGATCCAGACCGGCCGGAACTTTGGCCGAGCTAGTTGGGCCTTGCGCTTCAGCACACTGATAACCTGGGAGCCAAACTGGTAATTCGAGCCGTTGGACGAGATCGCCGAGCACGTATCGACCTCCGTAACGACACCGGCATTGGTCTGCCCACCGTGCCAGATACGGTTGGCCGAAGGCGCACACTCATTGACGGTCTCGATTGTGGACGTGCCCTCGCCGACGTATGTGCCCTGGTTGCCAAGCCCCGACAGCGCCCAGAGAAGGTCGTTGTCAAGCTGGGCGGCGGACCATCGACCCAGCGCCATCGTCGCCTTACGCATGATGTCGATGGCCGTCCGCTTGTCCGTCATTTTGCCGTTGCTGCGCACGCCGTGGGACCGCTCGTGAATGGTGATCGGCATGTTGTAGAACGACATGGCCTCCTCGTTGCCCTCAATGTCGGAGTCGTCGTAACCGCCGACTTCCTCCAGGGGCATATCAAGCTCCAGCGTGATCTTATCGCCGGCGGCCTTGCTGAGGGTCTTGTCGATCTGAATGACTGAATCCGAGCCCACCCCCATGAACTTGGACAACTGCATGTTTTCGAGCATGTACTCGAAGAAGGTTTGAGGCCAATGCTCTTGAGTCAGCGCATTGGCTGATAACAGCGTGGTTCGTGCCATATTACTCGGTCCTTTCTCGCGGGAAGCGGGTCAGGGCGCGAGGGTCAACCGGCGAACATGAAATCCAGAATGGCCTTCGTATTCGTAACAGGTTGGCTCGTTTCCGCCACATGACCGACCCCCGGCTTTGCCGGCGCGGCCGCTGTATTGGCCGTCGCCTGGGGTTTTGGTAATTGAGTGGAACGAGCTTTCCGGGCCGCCATGCGCTGCCGCAGAACTTGGGCGTTCGGACCGCCGTTGATCAGGATGCGGTTGCGGAGCGCCTTGTAGAGCGCTGCGCCCTGTGCATGCTGATCCCCGGCCGACTGGATGTCAATCAAGTCGCCTTGGGTCAAATACGCCTGTCCGAGCGTCAACATCGAGGCCAGGTCGAGGCCCTCGCCCATCTTCTCCGCAGAGAATCGGGCCAGTAATTCTGACCTGCCTTTCGCCTGCTCCGCCGTCGCGCGGGCCTGGGCCTCCTCTTGTTGCTTCTGCTGCTGGAGTTCCCATGCCTTCTGTTTGGCGTACAGATCCGCGTCAATGATGGTGTTCGGGTCCTGGTCGATGGCCTCTTCGATAGGGCTCTTGGGTTTTGGCTGGTCTACGGCGGCCATCTGCCGCTGTTGCTCCAACGCCTCAAGGCGGCCCTGCAATCGGGCCTTCTCGATGCGTTCGGCGTCCAGTTGTTCCCGCAATGCCCTACGCTGGGCCCGCAAATCCTTGGCAACGCCGGCAGGGATAGTCTGCGCAGGTGCGGACGGGCTGGCCCCTGGGGGCGTAGTATCGACTTCGGGCAAGTCGTCCACGTCCGCCAGGGCCGCGTCTGCGTCAAGATCGTCGGACGGGGTATCCGACAGCTCGGCCGGTTCGCCGGAGGGTTCAGCGGGCGCTTCCAGGTCATCGTGCGTCGGCGTGGCGTCGTCCTCGGTTGCGAGAACGTCATCCATCGACGGCGTTTTGCTGCCGGTAAGCTCGTTGAACAGTTTGTCTTCGTCATTCGGTGTCATATCAAAGCTCCTTTGAGCCGGCCGAGCGGGCCGTTACCGACGAAACAGTCGTCGTCGCTGTGCCGATGTTTCAGCCTCGGCCGCTGTGCCGCCGTTTACCCTTGGCGTGGGGACCGGACACTGATTCAACGCCGTCCGGCAAGACGTGCCCGTGTTATCTGCCGTTGATGATCTGTTCGGCCATCGAACGCTTTCTGGGCGCCCGGCAACCACTGCGATAGGCGCCCGTCTGCGTGTCGATGGCTCCACGCCGCCATTTTCCGCAGCCCATGCAGTACAACTCCCATTCATACTGGCGCCGCAGTTCCGACGACCGGAGCGGCCAATCGGGGTTGGACATCCTCGCATGGATCATCTTGCGCCGCGCCTCCATGTCCGTATTGAGGTCCACCGGGGCGGCCGGCGCTTTCATCGGCCCCACATCGAACTGAACTGTTGGGGTCGATGGCGTCAATTCGGTATCCGCCGGCCTCGATGCCACCTTGTCGCGGGATGGCGATGTTTTCTCTTTTGCCATTGTTCGTCTCCGTAGTGGTTGAAGGTGCTTTCAACGGCCCGCCGACTGCCTGATTCAGGGCAAGAAGGGCCTTTTCCAATCCTGCTATGCGTTTCTGTTGGTTCTGAACAACATCCTTGACGGCCGCAATCGTGTAGACCATCCGGGTCGTATCGTTGTCGCCGTACCGCGCTATCCACTTGTCGGACGGGTCCAACAGCCATTTCTCGGCCTCTGCCGCCGCCGCCCTCGGGCCCCACGCATGGCCCACCTGGTACAGATACACACCCGCGACGACCAACACCAACACGACCAACAGTTTGTATGCGTTCTTCATTCTGCGTTCTTCTTGCCTGTCATGCTCCAACCCCTGCGCCCGCTTGGGCCTGGGGCAACATCGCTTGTGGAACGTCCGCGATCAGTTCTTCCTTGTCGGGCAGGTTCGATACCTCGATCAGCTTGCGGCGGCTGATACCCGGCTGGCCCGTCTTGACGAGAGTCTCGTGCATCTCCATCACCCCCACCGCCTGAGCCATACGGAACGTCTCCGCCTGCGGCGACAGCGTTACCTTCGTGCCGTACTTGCCGACCGAACGCTTCTTCATCTCGGCCATGAGCATCTGAACCGCCATCGGCCGGGCAATCTGCTCCAAGCCCGCCTGCAACCGCTGCCAGGCCGCCATCTCCATCTGGTAGTCGCTCTCTTCCGCCCACCGAGTCGCCGGCTCCATAATGGCCAACACCTGCGGCACGGGCATGGCCGGAGGGTCCTGGGGAATAGACAGACCCCGCTGCGCCAACATCTGGCCGACCTGAGATTTTGCCCGCTGCAACATCTGTGTGTCGATCAGGTCGCTCTCATCGAGGACGGCCCGAATCTCATCATCGCTGTACACGTCGTTGGCGTCGAGAATCGCCACCAACGTGCGGGCAAATATCTCCAAGGTCCGGTCCCACTTGGCGAACAGCGGCGCCGAACCCGTGAAACTGCTCTGCTGCTTCAACGCAATGGCCCGGCCACTCATCTGCCGCTTGTCAAACTCCGGGTTCTCCAGCCGGACGTTGGCGATCTCCTGAATATGGCGACTACCCCGCTCCGTCAGAACGTCGTAGCTGGCCGGGAACGTCGTCGGCTCGATCTTCTCAATCCGCCCGCCGGCGTCGCTTTCGTCCAGAACAATCCCGTCCTCGCTGCCGTGGTCCCGCAGAAACTCCTTGATCCGACTGCCGGCCCCGCGGGCAATCTTCCAGCCTGTATTGGCCAGCTGCTTGATCAGGTTGCACTCCATCGACCATGACCAGTTCATCTGCTCCTGCGGGCCTATGAGGTTCTCAACGACCCCGTACTCGTAGGACCCATCGAAGTAAGGGGCGAACCGAACCAGCGGGAACATCGCCACGCCGTTGAACACGTCCTCCCGGTGCTCCAAGATGCAGTCGCCAACATGAATCGTCCGATTCATCACCGCCACCATGATGGGCGTGCCGTCGGCCTTCTGCTCCACGACTTGGGCCACGTCCTCACCAACCTGCTCGACCGCCTGCTTGGCGAACCGCAGGGCCTTGCCCGTCAGCGGCATACGCTCCAAGGGGTCGTTCGCCCGCATCAGATATCCACCCTTAACGTAATCCCGCCACCAGACCGTCGCCACACGGTAGCAGGAGTTCGCCTTATCCACGCCATTGGTGGTATCCGACTGGTACGCGGACCCCACATCCCGGTACGAATCCCGAATATCGAGCGCACCATCCCGCCCGAACATGAACGACGAAATCGACGCAATCACGCCATCCCCGTGCCGGCTCAGGTTGTAGTACGCCTGCACCAAGTCTTGCTTCTTCGCCGGGTACTCACCCTCTACCTTCTCCTTCGCAATCCACTCCTCCACCCGCACGTACTGGGCGCCGCCACGGGGATCGTTAAGGTCGTAGCAGACGCAGGTTGGATCCGGCAGCACCGAGAAGGCGTCGTAGTGCCGAATTTCAATATCGCCGTTCTGGATGTCGTCGTCAAACGAGACTATCAGACCGAACCAGCCCCGGCCCGTCGTAACGCCCTGATCGAAGGCGTCAGACATGGCCCGCGCCGCATCCGCGCTATCTATGCAATGCTTGACCAGGGCGCTCTTGACCTTCGCCACCCCTTCCGACGCCCTCCGAAGCGGAATGACCTTCACGTCGCGGGGGTTCTGAATCTGCTGGCCTGTGATGAAGTTTACGGTAGGCAAGACCTTGTTGATCTTGAGGCTGATCTTGTTGTGCGCCTTGTTGTACTCCAGGACTTCCGGGTCCCACTGATCCCCAATCTTGAACCGCTCCGCCCGGCTCATCCGCTTGAACGTGGGCGCATTGCCCATCTCGGCCTCCCGCTGCCACCGCTGCAACTTGGCCACCAGCTCATCCTGCTTGGCCGGAGATAGCCTCTTGGCGGGTCTCATGGCTTCGGCACCTCCACCTTCGGCTTCGGCTTGGCCCATTGGATTTGTGTCTGTGCCCGAATCCGCCCATATAGACCGACGGAGCCACCAATGACCGTAAGAACCGCCGTAATCAGCTCGGCGGCAGAGGACTCCTCCTGTTGCACGATCTCTTGGACCTGCCCCAGCGTATCGAAGGTCGCCGGCGGCATGACGGTATCACCCTTGAACATCCCCACAACGCCACTGATCCCGACCACGACCCCCACGAGAATGACCGCCAGACTGCCCCGGACCCCATTACTGCTGTACCACGCTTTCGGTTCCATGACTCAAATCTCCGTGTTATGCCATGACCATTGGACTTCGCGGACGGCCCTGATGCCGGTATCGCGGCGAATCTTCCTGCGCCCTCGCATCATCCCACGCCACAGGTTCTACGTGCTGCAAGCCCCAAATGCCGTTGATGTAGGCCGACCCATCATCCGGCGACCTGCCAATCAGCTTGCGGACCTCATCATTGGAGATCAGCCGCGTTCGGCCGTTCGACTGGCCCTTGTACCGGCTCATGGCCACCAGCTGCCGGCACAACTCAACATCTTCTATGGGCTCCACCTCACACCGGCGTATCAGGTCCGCAACAGAGGCGCACGCCTCCGTTTTGAGATTCGACCACACCTCCGGCTCCAGTAGAGACTTAGATTCGGCTGCATTGAAATATTGGACGTGATAGCCCGCCTCGTCGGATGCCAGACCATCGGCCACACCCTTGCCATTGCCCACGCAATCCACAACGAAGTTCTTCGTGCCGATCTCGCGGGCCAGAACTTTCGCCTCGGCCACGACCTGGGCCGTAAGCTGATGGAACACGCTCCGCCGGCCAACCACGCGGGTATCGTGGAAGCCCAGCATCACGCACGCATCCCCGCCAAAAGCCGGGTCCACGCTCACGATCCGCTTGCGGCCGCCCAGCCGATCGCGGTAGCCGTGCGACCAATCGCGGGTTTTGAGGTGCTCCAGCATGGCCGACGTGATCAACGTCGACTCCTCCTCGGTCACATCCGCGCACTCAAACTCGCGGTCGTACATTTCCGGCGGCATTTCCGCCCGCGCCCGGGCCAGCTCCTCGGCAGGCACAAGCGCGCTCTCGGACGCTCGCAGAACGTGGCGATACCAGCCCTCCCAGCCCTCGGCGTGATTCCACATATCCAGGGCGTGGGGCAGCAGGGGCGTGTAGATGAACATCGCCCACCGGTTCGCGTCCTGCGCAATGACCGGCCGAATGATCTCCGGCCAGACCGCCGGGCGCTCGAACATGCCCCACTCATCGAGCACAACGCCGGCGAAATCCAGCCCGCGGAGGCTGTCCGGGTTGTCGGCCCCTTTAATCACGAGCATAGAGCCATTCCAGAACCGTATGAACATCTCGGTGTCGTTGCGCTCATAAAGCCCTAACTTCTTAGCCGGCAACCATTTGAACAACATATTCGGGTCGCGCCACACGATCGCGCGGGCCTGCGTGTAGGTAGGAGCGACGTAGCCATAGACCCGGTTCGGCAGCGTGGCCGCCTCTCTCAACAGCAAATTCAGGGCCAGCGTGGTCTTCCGCGCCCGGCGATGCCACTTGAGCATCCAGAACCGCGCCTCCCGCCGGTCGAACCTATCGAGCACCTCCCGCTGCCACCGGTGCATCGTGCCCGTGAATTCATCGCTCGGAAACCGAACTACGCTGTCGTTAGCCATCCCCGCCGCCCTCCCCGCCTGCCCCGCCGAACCGCACCACCT